GCCGGACAGACAATCATGTGGCCTCACATACACTTCATACCAAGACACAAAGGTGATGCCAAAAAGATAGGCGGAATGAGACACGCACACCCGGGTGCTGATCACAGGAAATATTACTGATGCCTAGGAAAGCAAGAAGGATCAATCCCATATATGTTTCGCCCGATGGCGGAGAAACGGTGTACGAGCAATTACCAAATGGTGACAGGATTTTGGTGGAACAATCACAGCAGGCCAAGGATGAAGAACGGGCATACGAGGAGTCGGAAATGGTGGGTGCAGAAGCAATAGCACTGCGGAGGAAGTATCCAACACTGCAAAAGGCCTGGGACAAATATCTCACCGTATGGCATTTAATCAACGGAAATGAGTGATATGTACAACTATTCCTATTTCATTTTTACCAGCAGTATACAGACGCCTGTGTGCGTTTAAAGGGGTGATTAAATAGCATTATGACCAAGTATGTTAGTATAATCGGCAACGGTGAAAGCCGTAGGGGATTTGACATCTCGCCATTGAAAATATTCAGCACGGTAATAGGTTGTAACGCAATCTACAGAGACTACGTCACTGAATATCTTGTTTGTGCTGACAGACATATGTGCCAGCAGGCCGTGAACGCGGTTGGTAAAGGCACCACTGTTTACACCAGGGACAACTGGGCGGACCAATTCGCACACTGGCCCAACGTAAAAAAATTTCCCGACCTACCTTATAAGGGAGAGCGGAGACAGGACGAGCCATTCCACTGGGGCACAGGCCCTTACGCAGGAGTGGTAGGACTTACTTTCAAACCCAAGGCCATATTCATGTTGGGTTTCGATCTACATCCGTTGGAAAAAGGCAAAATCAACAACATGTACACAGGATCGGAAGGTTACACATACATCAAGAGACCTGTTGATCCCAGTTACTGGATATACCAATTCCACAAGTTGATGGGATATTCAGATCCAGACACGCGATGGATAGTTGTGAACCATGATCGTTGGGAGATGCCAAAGGAATGGAGCCAGCACTCCAACGTGTTCCAGGAAACCTACGACGGCATGGCCCGGTTCATCAACAAGCAGTTGACAAAAAGCAAATAACATATAAAATTATAATATGATCAAACCGATGGTGGATCACCTGATGGTCCAACAACAAATAAAATCTCCGCACAAGAAATGGAAGCACATGGTGGGCGTGATGTGTCTGAATCTTACCTACAGGAAACATGTGAAGATAGTGTTACCAAAGTTGTTCGCAAGATATCCCAACCCGCGAGCGTACCTAAGAGGCAGATTGAAAACACAACAGGAAATGCTCAAACCGTTGGGCATGTGGGAGGTAAGGTCAAAAAGAATAAGACGGATGACGGCACAGTACCTTGAATGGGACGGCAAGGATGCCAATGACCTACACGGCATAGGCAAGTACGGAAGTGATAGTTACCAGATATTTTTTATGAATCGCATACCACCCAATGTCGAGGACAAGGAATTGAAGAAATACATTGACAATCTAGTAGGATAGTTTATAATAAGGATATGTTTGATAAAATAAAAGATGGAGATCTAGTTACTCTTAAATTGGCTTCAGGGGAAGAAGTCATCGCAAAATATCTCAGCAGGACCGACACACGATACGTCAGTATCGAGAAGGCACTTGTGCTGATGAATGGTCCGCAGGGTCTGGCATTTGGTACATTTTTCTCCACTGCTAAACAGGACGAACCGTTCAACATCGCCATCGACAAGTTGATTTCGATAGCACACATTAATGACAAGATCGCCGATGAATACAACAGGGTGTTCAGCAAGATCGAGGTTCCCAAGAAACCCAGCATCATAACCTAATGGCACACTTTGACAAGCACTCAACGAGCATCAAGGCCCTGGTAGATGTATCAGAAGCCATGCTGAACGCCATGGAGAAACACGGTATAGATCCAGAAACCGTGGCCAACAGGAACGAGTTCACTGTGATGATACACTTCCTTAAGAGTATCATAGACGGTGAGTTAAATATACCGAACGAACTGACGGATCGCATCAGAGACACAGCGTTCCAGATGGACATGGATCAGAAGTTGGACAAGAAGTTGAACTGATGATCGAGAGGACTCAAGACTTTCAACCCTCTATAAACACTCTGCAAGTCATCAACGCAAGGAGAAACGATGACTTACTACTCGACTAAAACATACGGACACAACATAGGACTAGCCTGCGTGTTCAGACAACCCAACGCAGACCACTCACACTGCCATTTGCTACACGGATACAGCCTCGCATTCAGATTCACATTCGGTTGCGATCGACTGGACAACAAGAACTGGGCGGTGGATTTCGGATCACTGAAGCCACTGAAGAAATGGTTGGAGGATCACTTCGATCACAAGACCGCTGTTGACATCAATGACCCACACCTGGACAAGTTAAAAGAACTTGAGAAACACGACCTAGCGGAGATCGTGGAGTTCGATGGTGTCGGTGCGGAGATGTTCGCCAAACACGCATTTGACTTCGCGGACAAGTTGGTCAGGGAAAAGACTGACAACAGATGTTACGTGGTGGAAGTGGAATGTATGGAACACGGAGCCAACAGTGCCATCTACAGAAAAGAATAAATTCATCCATGATATAGTTAGGGTGGGCCTGACCGAAAAGGCCTACTACTTCCAGATATACGACACCCCCTTAGGACACAGGTGGTTGGCGGCCTTGAAGGACAACCTTAAACAACAAAGAATATTAGAAAAGAACTTCTGCTTCCTTGGTTTCGCAGATTCAAAGAGGAATCTACAGCATCTCGTGGGTGAACTTAATAAAAGTATCGCCAAAATAAACTCCTTTGACTTCAGTCCAGCGTATGAAAAGATACATCCTTTCAGTGCTGACGATTTCCAGTACAGTTCAAGACTGCCGGTGGGCAAGAACAGTCCAGGTAAAAAACTCAAACACGAGGCCTGTAATTTACTGCATAGGTATTTCGAGGAACTACAGGGCACCGCCTGGCAAATGTCCGACTACTACAAACAGGCAGACGCAGAAACCAAATACGCGATCCGACAACTCAACAACATCTGCCACGAGATCGAAAGTTGGGTCAACGCCGACAGGAAAAAGGCATTCGAACCGGAATGGATGAGGCCATCTCAGATAACCACCTTTCTCAACGCACCCAGGCACGACCTACACGAAGAGGATTTTGAACTGTTCAAGGAAAACAGGTATGATAGGGAATTGGGTGGTGTGTACTTGCACTGGAGCCAGGTTGGCAAGACACTGTATGAAGTATTCAGAGATGAACACGCACCAAAGATGACCGAGGCGTTGTGTTCTGAGATCAACCACCAACGATATTATTCTGGTGAGTTTGATGTTGAGTGGGGTAAAACAATAACCGAGCAGGATGATTTCAAGAAGAAAGAGATGGACGAATACAGGTCATGGTTGGAAGACAACGGGTACGATTGGGAAGATCCGAAGTTGTCGCTTGGATACATCAAGATAGGACAGGTTGATCTACAGAGAACATTTGGCACAGATGCCTCCATACATAAGATACACAGAGTCATGAATGACAATTTGAACATAACCAGCATTAGGACAATATATGGACCGTCGGTAGAGACTGATTACCCATACACACTTGACGGAGATGAATGGAAACAGATACAGATAGAAGGGTTGAAGCGAGGATATGAATCACGTAGTGTGCGTTAAGTGGGGTAGCAAATATCCTTCAGTTTATGCTAACGTTCTTAAGAACATGGTGGCAAGGCACACAACGGTGCCCTATCAGTTCCACTGCCTAACAGATGATCCTAATGGATTGGATACAGACATCAACGCTGTAAAGTTGCCCAATGATCCATGGATCAAGTCCTGGTGGAGCAAACTATGGATGTTCGCACCCGAGATGCCCGTCAAGGGTAACATTTTGTTTTTTGATCTGGACGTTGTGATATTCGACAACATCGATCCACTGTTCACCCATACAGGAAAGTTCAATATCATAAGGGACTTCAACAGGTGTAGGATAAAAGACTGGAAACTGTCAAACTCCAGTTGTATGCGATGGGAGGCGGGCACGATGGACTATCTGTGGATGGACTTCAAGGACAGGTCAGCACAGGTCATGCAACAGAATCATGGAGATCAGGACTGGATAACGAAGAAGGCACACAATGATATCACTTGGTTCCCTGAGGAATGGATAAGATCATACAAATGGGAGATGATAGGTCTCAAAGACACAAAGTTATTGACAAAAGATGGGAAGAAATTCTTTCGGACACCTGCCAAGATAGAACCAGGCAACCGAGTGGCGGTTTTCCATGGTTCACCTAATCCCATGGAGTGTGCCGACCAATGGGTGGTGGACAACTGGAAGTGATGAGGAGTTACGGTAAAGTCAAAGTAAAGAAAGTTAAACCAGAGATGTCGGACGTCCCAGACGATTGCGGATACATGCAGAAATTTGCGTTCAACATCGATCTCAACTCAAATGGTGTCATGGGTGAATGTATAGAATGGTGCCAGGAAAATTGTGAAGGCAAGTGGGGATGGTGGTTCGAACCAGCGGGCGAGATAGAGAATCCCAAGAACCATTGGGAGCATCAGAACGCCTACATGAGTTTCGAGAAGAAACTGGATGCCACTAGGTTCTGGATGAGCGTTGGAATACAAAACAGTGGCAAGAGATAGAGATAATTAATAGTATGAAATGGTTTGATATTACAGATCCCGCTAAGGCACAGATGGAGAAACTGCTTTCAAAAAACCCTGACAAGTACGCAGTCAGCCTGGCCGTCAATGGCGGTGGTTGTGCTGGTTTCAAGTACGAATGGGGATTCATAGACAAAAAGGAAGATGTCAAAGAAGGTGATGAAATGACCGACTGGGGCACAGGAAGATTTGTCGTTGACGAGACTTCGATGCTGTACGTGGCGGGCACAAAGATTGACTGGATAGAGGAAACTTTTGGATCACAGTTTGAGATTTCAAATCCAAATTCGACCAGCGCCTGTGGTTGTGGAGAATCATTTGGCGTGTAATGGATACAGCATTCATAATAGGCAACGGTGAATCGAGAAACATCTTCCCAATAGATCACTTGAAAGGCAATGGAATCATATATGGTTGTAATGCCATATACAGGGATCATCCCATGCTGTGTGATCACATAGTGGCGGTGAACCCTCCCATGTACGAGGAACTGGCCAATTGGCACAACAACGGCAAGGAATCACCGAGTATCCATGGTCCTGATGATATCAGTGCTTGGAACTACCTGTGTGAAGATGACCATGAGATGGACGTGCCAGAGGGACTGAAGATATACAGGTTATGGCGTGGTGGTGACATAAAGAAAGGTGGCAAGATCAAAACGAACGACTTCTCCAAGGCACGTGGTTCCGGTTGCAGTGCGGTGTTGATGGCCGCGGAGTCCGGCATAAAGAACATAGTGATAATGGCGTTCGACATAATGGGTGCCCAACAATGGGAGATGGACACGCCCAGCAGGATACAGAACAACATCTACAAGAACAGCACAAACTATCCAGACAGGGCCAGCATGAAGGCCTACCTCAAGTATGAATGGATGTATCAACTGAGGCAGACGTTCAGGAAATTTCCCAAAACAAACTTCTATTTCATCAACCGCAAGGAATATCTTGAGGGCAATCCGTTCCTGCGTTGGTACTTTGATCAGCCAAATATAAAGTGTGGCATCTACGCTGACCTACAGAGATGGATAGACGGCCACAGGAACGACATCCGGTGGAGACAGTTATAGGGTCTTGGTACTGCTGGCGTCCAGTTGATACACCCGACGCATTTTGACGCCCACGCTTTGGGCAAACTTCTTGGAATCACAATTACTGCACACGTGCTTGTAGTCGTTTGAGGCACGAGCGGGATCCACCTTGGATTTGGGCCTCTGGAATGTCTCGGAACAGGCGTCACACCTGAACACGTAGATCATGTTCCGCCTTCGATAGTTGTGCATGACCCCGTACTTGCTCTCCCTCTTGTACAACTTGATGGTTTTAAGGGTTTCTACGAACATATTCGTATTTAATAAATACGAGTATCAGATTATGGCGAGAATTAATATAGATATAGGTGTACAGGGAAATCCAGCCACAGGCGATACTCTACGTACCGCTATGCAGAAAATCAACACGAATTTCACGGAAGTATACTCTTTGGTGAGGGATGGATCATCTGGTCTAATAGCCACTGATGTAACGAACGGTGACCTAAAACTACAGGCCAACGGAACAGGTTCTATAGAGATTGACACTTTATCAATACAAAACAGCACAATCTCAAGCATCACTACAAATTCGGACATCACGATCACTCCTAACGGAACAGGTAATGTTGTGTTAGGTAACTTTACTTTCAACGCAGATCAAACTGTGGGAGCCAGCGAAGACAACTACGTGTTCACGTACGATCACAGCACAGGCACCATAGGATTGGAAGCGTCAGCGGCAGGTGATGTCACAGCGAGTTCAACAACAACATTTACCAACAAGACATTCGACGCCAACGGCACGGGCAATAGTATTTCAAACATCGACATCGCGGACTTCACTTCGGGTGTGTTCCTTGACGAGGACAACATGGCATCAAACAGTGCCACAGCGATCGCATCACAACAGTCGATCAAGGCCTATGTTGATGCCGAGGATGCCAACATAGCATCAGACACATTGACATTCACCAACAAGACAATAGACGCCAACGGCACTGGAAATAGTATAAGCAATCTAGAAGTTGCGGACTTTGCCGCGGCCAGCATAGTGACAGCAGGTGAGGGCATAGGATCAAACAACAACGACACGACAATCCCAACATCAGCGGCTGTGAAAGCATACGCAGATTCAGTGGGCGGTGGTTCAACAGGTGACATAACATTCAACGGTTCAACTATTCAATCACCTTCAAACGCCGACATCACACTTGACCCATCGGGCACGGGCGGAGTTGTCGCACAGGGTCCGGTGACATTCAACGCCGGATACATTGAGAAGATCAATTCATTAACTTCGAGCTCGACCATCACAGTTGACTGTTCGGCGGCCAGCATACACACTGTCACATTAGGCACTAACACAGAATTCAACATCACCAACCTACCAACGGGTGGTTCAGTCACATTGATCATCACACAGGATGGCACAGGAACAAGGACGGCCACATTTGGCACTGACGGTTCAAGTGCTGTGAAGTTCCCATCCAACAGTAGCACACTATCCACAGGCGGTGGAGACATCGATGTCGTGACGATCATCAACGACGGAACCAACTTCCTGGGCAACATTGCCAAGGACTACAGGTCATCATAGGAGGACTGGATGCCTCTGGGTAAACACAGACACATCATCACAGTTGGCGGTAGCAATTGGAATCCTTCAGACAGCATCAGCACATCATTTTGGATAGACGGGGCGGACACTAACAGTTATACATTAAGTTCGAATGAGTACACTGCTGTGACAGATAAGTCAGGAAACTTCTCAACAATTACTATAACAGGAACACCTAATAACCTAACAGGCCTAAACGGTTATAACACATTTAGTTTTGATGGCGCGGAGGATTTTACAACAAGTTCGGAACAAGCAGTAGCATCAAGCGGAAATCATTGGTGTGCTGGAGTATTCCATTACACATCAGTTGACAACGTAAAAGACTCATTCTGGAGTGTGGAGAACAGCACAGTCTCGGCCAGTTCAAAGAGAGACTATGCTATCAGTGCCAGCAACGCCAGTACTTGGGATGGTGAGTTAGATCTGGATGGATTGAGTTCCGATAGAATCTCATCAACTATAGGCAACAGTCAAGCCTGGGACAGTGGTTTATCTAATCACACTTGGTATATTATTTCCCTTTTCTTAAACAAGACAGGCAATCAAATTGGTTGTAGAGTAAGTGGTGCTAACATATTCACCCCAGTCAACGACTATGACAATGCCATCAACACCAACCAGGACGTTAGAATTTGTAAAAACAGAGGCGGCAATCGACTTGCAGGCAAATGTGCGGAGTTTATGATGGTGGCTGACTTACCAGGTACGGGTGCAACAGATATCACAACACTCGAAAAGGCCGAGGGATACCTGGCGCACAAGTGGGGTTTGACCGGTAATCTGCCCAGTGATCATCCATTCAAGAACGTCTCTCCGTAACCATAAATACCATTAAATTATGGCACAGGAACTGATAAACATAGGTGTAACCGCGGACGACGGCACGGGCGATACCATAAGGCGTGCGGGCATCAAGATCAACAACAACTTCACGGAGTTGTACGCTGATCCGTTGGTTGCAACCACGCTGGGCTTCAATCAGAACGAGATCAGTTCAACCGATTCCAACGCGGACATAGTGTTGAAACCATCCGGAACTGGTACTGTGCTTTTCCCTGCGATACGTATCAACGACAACAACATCGAGGGCACCAGATCCAATGATGATTTGAAATTCATACCAAACGGATCAGGTCAATTGGTCATAGACGGACTGGGATTCTCTGGTACGTCAATCACTGCCACCGATTCCAGCACGATAAACATTAATGAAAATTTAACAGTGGACGGTGATCTCACAACCACCGGAAACGTAGTGATATCCAGCACCATGAGTGCTCAGTCAGGATCCACAATCGGGAATCTAACTTTGGCCAATGGATCCATAACGGACTCATCTGGAGACATCAGTTTCGGCGACGAGAACATCACCACCACAGGAACACTGGCTGTGGCCACAGGATCCACTATAGGTAACCTAACACTGGCAAACGGGTCAATCACTGACTCATCTGGAGACATCAGTTTCGGCGACGAGAACATAACCACCACGGGGAATTTCAATGCAGGAGCAACAACATTGGGTAGTGCCACAGTGTCCGGTGCATCTTCATTTGCCGGAACTACCACGGTGGACAACCTCACGTTCAATGACAACATAATAGGAACCAGTTCAAACGCGGATCTGAATCTTACGCCAGGTGGCACGGGAGTTGTCAATGTCAGCAATCTCACCATAGACTCCAGCATCAACCTCACGGACAACGTGATCAAGGTCACCAGATCCAATGACGACCTGGTGCT